GTCGTAGCTGACGGTGGCCGCGCCATTTGCTGCCGTATTGATCTGGTCAATGGCGCCCACAATCCCCGTTGCCGCAGCATTTATGAGCGCAACGGGTGCCGCCCCAAGGGTGGCCGTAACCAGCGGCACGGACAGGATGGTGTTTGCAAAGTTCTGGGCCGCTTTTGCATAGGCATCTACTTTGGCGACATTCAGCGTCACGCTGGTGACATTGCCAGATTTTGTGACCGTGCAAGCAGCCAGCGCAGTCGCGCAGGCCAGCAGACCAGAGGTGTGGAGAAAATTACGGCGAGACTTTACCATTAGTGTTCATCCAATAAAAAAGCCGCCTCAGAGGCGGCTGTTGTTGGGAAGTTTGGCGGTATTTCAGGTTGAGGCTGATGGCTTGTTTTTGGCGGAATCCTGAGCAACTGGCCCTTGAGACGCATTCACCCGCCCACTGATGTGATTGATTGCCCAGCCGAAATTAAGACCAATAACGGAGACCAGTTTGTAAGGGGCAGTCCATTTGCTGCCGACCGTGGGTGCTGGAACCGCAGCGGCGATCCCACCGCAGATGATGATCAAACTGGCAACCACCGTGCTCCACGGCTCAGGGATAGCTGAAAACAAAAGGGGCACCACGGCTGTGATGCCTCCGATCTTGGCCGCGTTTACAGCGACATTAGTTTTAGGAGTGTCTGTCATTTTCCGTCACCTCTCAGGCCCAGCCTGTAAAATGCGTGATGGCCAATTGTGCAGCGGTAAAACACGCCCTTGGCCCAGTTTGGCGTTGTGCCCCGCTGGTCATAATAGTGATCCGCCCCCCCGGTCAGATCCGGAAGATGGTCGGCAACCAGGCACCCGGCCAGCACCAGGGCCTCCCGAAGCTGCGGGTCGGACTCTTTGACAGTCAGCAGTTTGATGCGATTGGGGTCACTGCTGTTCCAGCAGCTAAACTGAGCGTACTTTTGGCACACCCCGGCGATATCATGGCCCCACCAGCCCGGATGTGCAGCCCGGTTACCAACGACATTAAGTACGGCCTGCATCCCGCGTGATCCCTCTCCCCGAGCCTCACCCCACGCAGTACGGGCTGCTACTTGTACGGGGTCAGTGATTGGGAGTTGCATTGATTTGTGCCTCCACATGCGGACGGGTGCGGAAATGGCCCCAGAACGCTGTGTCGAATGTCTGTGACGAAAACAGCGTCGTGCTAATAAGCGTCAGAACAGCGCAGATCATGCCCAGCAAAATAGAGACCCGCTTCAGGGCCTCAGTTTTCTCACCGGACTGCCTGTTGCGCTCTTGCTGTACGCCATTTTGAACCGACAATTCGCGCGTTAAGCTATCAATTGAGCCCTGAAACGACTGGTCTCGCAGAATACTGTTGCGCCGCCACTCTTGCGCCTCTGCTCGGGACGCAGCCACTTCTCGTGATAGGGTTGAGTATCCGTTTTCTAGCCCAACCAGCCGGCCGTGGATAAGTTTGATTTCGTGTGTGTGCCCCGCAACAATTGGGCGCAGGTCATCCTCAGGCGCTGGAGCATCTACCCCGCTCTGTGTCATTCCCATGTGTGTTCCGTATTTTTAGATTATGCAGCAGGAAGTATAGTTTTTAGAACGCCACCACCCAGATAAGTATTGATTGCAGCCGCGACATATGCCGCGATGTAGTCATCTCCACTCGGCGTGGGATGCACGTTGTCGTCCCACATCAACCCAAGAGCCGTTCCGTTTGTGCCCAGCACATCGGCCAGCGGCGCTATGAACGTCACTTTATCACCGAAACTGTCCGCTACGGTCTTGTAATACGGGTCTAATGTTAGATCCAGCTCACCAAAAAGAATTGCGTGATCGAGGCCCGCATCAAACATAGTTTGCAGAATTGTCTTGATGCGCCCGCTGATAGCGACTGGGTCATTGCCTATTTTGCCCTGGTCGTTAATTCCAGCAAATACCGTAGCAATACTTACACTGTTCTTTGGACGTGATTTAACCCATGCTTCACCTGCTGCCAGTGGGCCGCCAGATATGATATCAGCAGCAGTAATACCTGATACTGCATTGATCGTGACAGCAGCATCTGCGGTCAGCAGGTCGGGCAGCAGGTAAGGCCAGTTGTAGTTAGCTGGATTACGATATCCAGCGGTCCGGCTGTCGCCCAGGCACATAATATGCACTGGTTTAGGGCAAACCACGCCTTGCTTTGAGCGGATATAGTTGGCGCGAAGCGAAACAATTTGTTCAGCACTTAGACTGCTATCATAAAGCGCAAATGCTGTTGCAATAACAGGACTATTAAAACCCCCGCCAGCATTTGCACATGGGCCTATATTCAGAACAAATTTTCCTTGATCAAACGTTGTTGACGCGAGGTCACATTTTTGACTTTTCCCGCCTTGATACATTACGGCTTCGCCACCGTAGCGTGTGTGACCGTAAACATCGGGCTGATTATCGGCAAATAAAGGGAAATCGGTTGTTACGCCCTTATTGTAATCATATAGCGAAAGCTGCGGTGTTCCTCCGCGTGACGAATACATCAAGATATTCGTCGGGCCAGCCGCGTCGAACGTCTGCATGATTGGGTCAAAAGAGGCTGCGCTGTCGTTCAGAGAGCCGAGCGCACCGAAGACAAACGCAGAATATGTCGCGTTAAACGCTGCGTTATCAATCGAGACAGTTAGACCATTGTATTGCCCGTTGGGTGACTGGTTAAATGCAATCGCGACATCGCCGCAGAGTGAATTCTCTCCGATTATGGGGCCGAAACCAGGGGTGATTGAAACGAGGGGGTGGCTGCCGCCGGTTTGATCATACATCTGCGTGACAAACGCATATGTTCCCGCGTCTTTCTGAGCAAGAACAGCACCGATTGCGGCGCGGCTGGCTTTCCCGTCAGCTCCGACAGAGACTGTCGTTACTATCGATTTTCCACCCACGGTTGTTGTGATGTCCAGTGCAGGCCCAGAAAACCCAGCAACTACCGCATCAATACCCCATGCGCCCGCAGGAGTGACGCCCGGCACAGCGCTGATAGCAGATGACACATGAGAGCCGTAGCGCACCCACGCCGCGTTATTTTCCCCCACAGCGACAGCACGCCAAGCCCCTAATGGGTTAACAAACAGATCCCCGATGGACGCCCCGCGTGTAGAATCATCATAAGTCCCCGGCAAGCGCTCTGACGGTTTTAAAATAGCATGATCTTGCGTCGTCAGGATTGTTGAGACAGTCCCAGAAAAAACAGAGCCGTCATCAGATAGATTGCTTGTTTTGTCATTTATTTTGGGTAGATCGTCCTGAATCTCATCATAGATCGAAGCTATTTTCGCCGCGACTTTTACGGTCGACTGATAGCTTGCGTCGGCAGCCGCCTGAGAGGTCTTAACTTCGTCTACAGCGGCAGAAAATCCAGAATCAGACAGGACTTTTTGTACGATCAGAGCCGCTGGGAAAAATGACGGCACGTTATTATCGAGTCCGAAAAGCATAGACTCAGTACCGGTCTCCGTAGCGACCGGGCTTGAAGAAAGCGGGTAGCCGCTGGGTGTCGTTTTATTAGCTGTGTCAGACATAAGATTTCCGATTATGCGATGATGAACGGAGTGCCGCTATCGTCGGTTAGAATTGACCCGTCAGGGAGTTGAATTGCGTTTGGGGGGACTGGTGTGCCGTCCGGTAGCGTCGGGACAGGACGAGCGGGAGATTGGGGAGAGTAAGCTACAACAGGGATAGTTACCGATATGCGCTTAAATCGACCTTGTTGCGTTTGAATATCGCACAGCACAAAATACGCTGCGCTTGGCACGCCCCCACCCACAAAAAATGAAGCTTGGCCATTCACAACAGTGCTCCAGCAAATCGTGAAATTACCATCGTCACAATCAGGCCTGACACTCACAAGGCATTGACTGATATGATCGCCGGTTCCAGACAGCCAAGAAGCTGGCTCTAAAGTATAATCGACACTGTCTGCACTATGCTTTGCAGGAGCTATAATGATTGCCTCAGCCCCTGAAACTCCTGTGGTCAATATTGCTGTAGTCGGTATTATCAACGTGCGGACTGGTGCAGGCTGCCAGACTGGAGATGGGATCGCGGCTATCATGTCACTGCATCCGGAACATACGTCTGCACCGTGCCATCTTTGGTGATTTGATTAATGAGGGCTCGTAAACTCAAGTGTTCAGCTGTTAGCTCCGTCATGAGGAAACAACCCCTGTTGCAATAACCTCAATCCACGCACCGTTTTCGTCTCCTTCAGTACTACCAAAAATCCAAGATTTATGAACGACGAACCCCGTATTTGTTTTGGATCCATATTTATAATTAACGATAACACTTTTGCCGTCAGATGTGTCAGATGCTGTCAGCGACAGTACAGGAGGGGACAAATAAGGAATTGGGTATGATATGGTCGAGTAGTCATCAGCTAGAACACTAAAATGCTGCTTCAAAAGATAGTTTCCAGAACCATCGTTTAATCGTGTTTTTTCGTAGTACCCACCTGTGATTGTCCCAACATCAAACGAACTTTTGAGAGCATATTGGCTTAAATCTGGAGCTGCGGGTATGTCATCAATCCACGCAAAAATTTTCCCGGATGAAGTCGTTATTCGGCCATTCAGCGATAAGTAGTATTCGATGAGTGAATCGGCGTCACGCACAAAAACGCCCAGTCGCGCGTATTGTCCGCTCAACAACTCATATTGTAAATATGCTTGGCTGGTATCTGAAATTCCTGTTTTAAGCGCTGGAGACGTATATACTCCGCCGCTCATACCGCTCTGACCGATAGCGTTAATCCCTTGGCCGTCAGTCGTATTAATACTGAGCGCGCCGGTCATCGTATCTCCTAGTGTTTTCACATAAGATCCGGCCGGCTGGTAGTCACCTGCTGCCTGGGAAAAGGCATATTTTAGGTCGCCATTTTTATCTTTGTAGGAAAACCACATCTGACCAGTTGAAATATTAACGCCGCCCTGCAAGGGTTCATAATCATATTCGCTTCTTCCACGACCAATATAATCACCAGCGACCTCTGTAACCGTCAGTTTTATCGCCTGAAGAAGCTGAGTAGTATCGTTTCTATCCAGCTTAAGGCCCGCTGATTCGATAACTGAGCGAAGTTCTTTAAGCAGAGCATTGAACACATAGGCCGGGAACACTGTGCGCGGCGTCTGATTTTGTGGGTCGCCGTCTGTGGCAAACCCTGGCACGCCTGTGGTGGGTGCGGTATCGGCTTTATCTTCTGTGACGGTGCCGGGCGCTATTATCAGGTCCATTTGTCATCCTGTATAATTAAAGTAAATTAGCGTTCCTGACTGGCAAAGCCGCCGTAATTCGTATTCCAAAACGCTGTGATCATTGGCTGGCGCATCATCGACAGATGCGACCAAAACAAAATTCCACCCCTCACCACCAAACTGAGAACCAAAAGTCATGCCAAAATAGAAGGCCGTTTGCGGGGTAATTGTCGCACTGTAGCCAAGTGTGCTTGCTACAGCTTCAAGCTCAGGAATACTGGTCGCTTGCGAGCCCACAAGGCGTGCAACAACTTGCCCCTGAGCCTGCTCAAGTGTCTGCCCGGGCGGCTGTACGGGATCTGGAAGACCCAAAGTCTTTTGCCATTCCGGCAGTAGTTCTTGAGTGGTTGCAGGGAAGGCATCTGCCAGCAAGTTTGCTGCCCGGTCTCCATTCCGTTTGATGGGCTGAACCCAAACTGATGCAAGCCGTGATATTATTCCATTTAGCGCACGGGGCCAGATCGGACCGGTCGGCAACAAGGACAGAAAGGCGGCTGTGTAGTACTGCCGCGTAAATATGGGTGGCGACATATCAATCCTGAGTTGTGACCGTGCCGAGCACCAGCATGTTTCCTTTAGCTGAAGGACTAATGCTGCCTTTTGGAGATGAGACAGAAAAACTCTCAAGGCCTATGGCGGCTATCGCCTCGTCCCAGTTGTTCTCATGCAAAGTAACACCAGGGCCGCTTAGGCGCTGAAACATGTCAGCCAATGCCGATTGAATAGCCTGTTTGTTTGCCGCAGTGTTTGCCACGCCCAGATCTGACACGACAAAATCTACAGCCTCACCAACCGGGGCACAGACAATTACTAAAGGCGTTGCGGGTTGTTTTTCCCAGATTGCATTAGCTACCCGCAACTGATCGCCAGAGGCTGTTGTAAAGCGTGGCTCGTTTGTTGCAGCACCGTCTGTGCCTATAGGGAGCCCGTTTGTGGCTGCGTTTGCGTTATCAAGCATAACATAGATCACTACGGAGCCTGTGCCGAACATATTGGGGTAAACCCAGCACCGGGTAATGCCGGAAACAGCGGTAGCCCACTCTTTGTAATCCGCAGCCTCCCCGTAACCGCCCTGGTTCTGAAACGCATTCAGAACGCGGGTTCGGAACGCCTCTTGCGTTTCTGTATCAGCGCCGCCTGTGAATGGAAGGGTGACAGTGCCGACTGTCTGCACGCCCTCCACAGGGCTTGAAAGCGTAGCAATGGCTCCGGCAGAAATATTCCCCGCCGCCCCGGTTTCTGTGCATTGCACCAGAGCTGTTGTCTGACCTGCCTGCGTTACTGAGTCCTGCGTTGTCTGGCCAGACAGGCCCCCGGACAGAATTATGGCGGTTCCCGCAGGGATTATACTGTTGCCGCTGACGGGAAATGCGACCGTGCCGGTCGATGCTGAGGCGGATTTAAGAAAAATGCCTTTCAGCGCACCCCATGCAGCGAGGTATTCGCCGGTTGCTGTCCAAGGAACTGCTTGCTTTGCGATCCAATCCAGATAGCCGTAATGCAGCCATGCGAAACCAGCCATAACCATGCTGAGGACGTTGATGACAGAGAACCGCAAGAGAGCAGAGACATCAGCAATGCCACCATCCAGCACATCTTGTTGCGCCTGCTGCCGGAGTTGAGTGAGTGTTGGGCGTTGATATGGCATTTAACTAATCCCCTCCCACGCCCATGAAAACAGAAAATCCTGTGCGGCTGACTGACCGGGCTTCCGTATTGTTATTTTGAAAATGAGGGCATTTTTCTTCCCCCACGAGGCCGCCACATTGACTGACTGCGCAACGCCATCATCAATCAGCCATTGCAGGGCCTCGTGGCAGATAGCCTCGGTCTCTCGTAAAACTGAGGTCTGGTTTGCGACAATTGTACGAGCCAATTGCCACAACCGGGAACCAATGGGGACTGCGTTATAAACATCACCCCACCAGCCCCTGCGGTCTGCCCTATTTGAGCCCTCAGCATCCGGCGCACCGACAATGCCCGCTGACGCGGCATCTGTTGTTACTGTCTCAGGAGCCACGCGATCTGAAAATAGGCTGACCAGAACAGCAGACGTCAAAGCGCTATCAAGCCCGATGTCGCCGTTTTCAATAACCCAGTCTCCCCGGCACTCAGACGGGACCCAGCGAATTTTAATATCCACTACTGCGGTTTCTCCGTCATGCCTGGGGCGGACTTAACAGGGTGCGTATGCGTTGAAAGGGCTATAGCGTTCCCTGTTACCTCACCCTGCGCTGTTATTTTCCCACCCGCGGTAATGTCACCAGAGACATCAAACGATTTTGCCGTGACAGCTATAGTCTGACCACCGGCATTGATTTCTATGCTGCCGTCTGTTTTTAAAACGATGCTACTCTGCGTGATCGGATGAAAAAAGCAGACCTCTCCACGCTCCAGTGGCGGTGGCGGATATTTCTGGTGGCCAGAGGCAATGGCAACGCCGCGTGACCGGTCTCCGCCCTGAAACAGCAAGGCAACATCACTGCCGGGGATTGGGCGACTGAAAAACCCCCAATGCTGGAGATATGGGACGTCTGACCGCAGTTCACCCCCCGCCAGAGCACATTGTAGCGTCTGTGTAGTGCGGGAGGTGTCTGTATCTGACGTTTGCCGCCCTAATCCGAGCGCCATACTAACCCTGCGGCCAAGGCGACCGAGTGGTGTTGCCATGATTAACCTCGTGTTATTGCGGCCACACCTTCGTTCTGTGCCAGCGGCAGGACGATTGGCTCTGGCGTAAAGGTGGCTGGCGGCATGAGGGTGATTGTGGCATGTGTCCCCTGTTCATCCTGCACCAGAACGACCTCTGAAATGAGGAGAGAGCGCATTATTTTCATGGCGGGAATTTCACAATGTACCAGCCAGTTTGGTGACCATAGCGTGCCGCGACTGTCGCACCAGCTATCAACAGTAGCCTGTACTATTTGCGAACGCCCATATCTGCGCGCAGCTTCCCACTGCACCCGTTTTTTTGCTACAGCATAGTCTGCATCACCAGTCTCTACCGGTATAAGCATTGGCCTGTGCCGCTTTACGGCTGGGTCTGTTGCACTGGCCTGCACCGGTGCTGTCTGCGCCAGCATTTGCTGTGCGTGTTTGTCCCCATCTTCTGGAGGGGTAAACAGAACGGCAGGATTTTGAATGATTGCCTGAATTGACGAATAACGGCCATCCATTGTGTCTAGGCTTGTGGCGTGTTCAACATTCTGCCCTTGCACAAGGCCACTGGCATGATGGTTTGACCCTACCGACGCCAGAAGAATTGAGCCGTCAGGCATATCGTGAAAAATGCAGGCCGCCAGCCTGCACACCCGCTCAATCACCTCGTAAGCCGTTTCAGTCAGAATAACTGAAAACTGCTGTATAGCCGTCCTACCCTCGCTCCCTTCTGCGCTAACCGAAATACCAAAAGGCTTGCATACCTGCTGAATGATGCCCAGCGCGGTCGTGTTGTTCATTTGATATGTGGAAAACTCAGCGGAGCATTCAACAAGATCTACTGAACGTGATTTTACGATAATTCTGAGAAGGTGATTGCTGGTCGATAGTTCGCTCGTAATTGTTTGGATATACCCTGTGAGAATACGGGTTTTGCCAATCAAGACCTGGCACTCATCACCGGCTGCAATAGCAAGATCAGACCTGTCAGGCTGGTGGTTGGTCGTTTCTAACTGAGCTTCCCACGGCATAATCTCTACGCCTGCGTGGATTTCCACACGGGTCCATCCTGAAATAATCAGGCCATTTACTACTATAGAGGCCGCGTTTGATTGTGCCTGACCGTAGCCCAGAAACTCCGATGCGTTGTCGAGTAAATTCATCACTTCCCTTAAAAGGAGAGAGCCTGAAACTGCGTTGGCATCAAGGCAGGGTGAACAGGGTCTGCACGGCGGATTAGATCTGGGGCACGGGTTGCATCTGCGTAGAGCTGCTGGGCCAGCACGAGCGCGGGCAGCGGCTGGTTACGCTCAACCGTAATCTGGTCTGGCAACTGGCTTGCGCGTTGAGAGAGGTCTTGGGTGACTTGTGTGCGCAACGTACGAATGGCCTGCCAGATGTCATCAAACCCAGCGTCAGCCGCCTGAGTCGCAGCATCATCCAGCAGCGTTGCGACTGTGAGGCGCAAGGTCTCTGCCTCCTGAGCTGATGTAGGCTCCCAACCAGCGCAGGCCTGCGCGAAGGAGGCCAAGGCAGCCATGCTGCATAACCGGGCTGTTTCTGTTTTGGCTGTGGCAATTGCCGCGCCAATCGGGGCTGTGCTGTCTATTGCATCAACTGGCACAGCTATCAGAGGTTGAAGAACGACAAGCTGTGCACCGGGATCGTTAATAGACGACCTGAGAGCCTCTGTAATATCTTGCACTGCTGATGCCAGACTATCCGCGGTAGTCAGCGTGGACAGGGTTGAGATTTTTTTATCCAGCGTAGAGCGGAATAACGCCAGATCTGTCAAAACAGATGATACTGTTGCTGAGGCATCAACCAGAGCCGAGTTTCCGGCAGCGTAGCGGCCATTATTACCCGGCAAGGTTGCTATGGCGGCGGCCATCACACGTGGTGAGCGCACCGCGTCTGAAGCCCGTTTTCCCCAGAGTGCTGCGACTGTTCGCGCCGCCACAACTGCGGGGCTGCCGATGGCCAGAGCTGATGTCGTTGCCGTTAAGTATGCGCTGGATGATGCGGACCGCACGACAAGAGCAGCGGCGCCAATGGCAGCATCAAGAGCCAACTGCACAAGGGTCGTGAGGTAGTTTTTTTGCTCTACAAATTCAAAAACAACATCTACCCGGCCCATGACACCGTCAGGCTCAGACCAGGCAAATGACGTACAGGATGCCCGGATCGCCCCAATACTCGGATGCACCAGCAATCCGCTGCCTGATGCCTCTGCTGCATTGACCAGGAGATCTCTCTGCACCAGCGCAGTTGGGCCACATACGAAGCCGCGCACATAATAGACGCGGGCCCGCTTTCCCAGATCTTCTATCCAGACACCGTCTCGGTATGGGTAGTCATGCTCGGCCTGTTTCCGGCCCGCCTGGCCGCCGCTGCCTATGACAACGAAAGGCACCCCCCGGTAGGAGCATTGCAGGTACTGCTCAGCCAGCTTTAGGAGGGTACCGGACATTTAGTTTCCAATTGCCGTGTTTTCTGGGTCCATGGCGCGCTGTTGTGTAACGCTTGCCACTTTGAGATTTCCGCTCCGGCTGGACACATTAACAGCCGTGCCAGGTGGCCCTTTGGAGTGAACATTCACATCAAGCCGCATTGGTGCATCAGAGGATTGCCCACCTGGCACAATCTGGGCTGCGACGTTTGCTTTGTAACCGGACAGAAACGCACGGCCACGGCTCATATCCCCATCAAACCCTTCGCCGGGCCTGAGAAAATCTGATGTGAACCGAGACATTGCCTCTTCCGGAGAACCCGCATTTGCAAAGCGTGCGTACCCTGCAGGGTAATGCCGACGATAATAGGCCAAGGCGGCATTGCTCTGGGTTGGCACGTCAGAGGACCAGACGTCTACGCCCTGCTCTTTCAGGATACTGTCGCGTGTGGACTTGATAAACCCGTAAGCTCCCCTTGCAGATGACCGTGGGTCACTGGAGTTCGGGTTGAGATGGGATTCTGCGACGCCTGAGGCGACAAGTCCCAGTATGGCATTGTCATTTAAACCGGTTGGCCGGTTGGTGCGCAGTTGACTGATGAGCGAGGCTCCTGCGCGCTGGTCGCTTGCTGAGCTGCCATAACCAGGCATGTCCTCACCATAAAATTTCCTGTAGACCCAGTTATAGCCTTCCATCAGTTTGCTAACGCCTGGCACTTTTTCTATCCATTCTTGGATAGCCAATGCGTTATCCACTCTCTGGTCTGAAGTCGCACCATTACTCATGTTGTTGAGTGCGTTATAGGCTGTGAAGAGCAACATCATACGACTCAGGCCGCTCCGTTGCGCGACAATGCCAGATACGGCTTTTTTTACAGCCAAAAGGCCCAGAGCAAGAGATGCTATCCCGCCAATAACTGGTGCTGCCCATAAAATTGCCATGCCGGCCAAAGCAATTTTTGCGGTGGATTTCCACCCCCCTAAAGCCTCTGCCACGCCCTGAATTTTGTTCAGGACTGAGGAGACTTCAGACCGGATTTTATCCCACCCCCCGTGTTGTAACCACGTTACCAAACGCTTGACGTAACCCGCTATATCTTGGGCAATCCATGTACGGTTTGCCGCTATCCACTCAGCCATTTGATGAATGACTGGCGTTATGGCGGGCTCAACAGCCTCCGCGATGGAATAACCAAACCCCTCAACGGCAAGCCTTAGCTCAGTCTGGCTCTTTTGCATTCTGGCAGCCGCATCTGCCCCTTTCTGGTTCATGACGCCATAGCGCCGTGCCAGACGCTCGTTCTGCTCAAACGCTTTGCCGGTTTGCTGGAAAATTGGCAGGAGGTCCTGCCCAGCCTGACCAAACAGTTTTGTTGCAGCAATAGCCTGTGCAGCCGGGTTTTTAATGCCCCGGATCTTGTCTGCAATACGTTTAAAAAGCTGATCTGGTGAGAGCTTTTGAAGCTCTGCCATGCTGATGCCAAGCGCCTGAAACTGCGCAGCAGCTTCTGGAGCGAAGCCGTTTATTGCTTCCCATTTCTGGGTTGAGAGTTGGCTTAAAGCATCCGTCATGGCACTTGCGGACCCACCAGAGAGGCGGGCCGCATTGCGCATTGCCATCAGCTTTGCCGGGGCCATCCCCATGCTGCGTGCTGAAACGCGCAGGCTTGTTCCGACTTGCGCCCAAGCGGAGGCTAGTCTGTAAACCCCAGCTATTGAGGCTGCACCAGTGAGCAACCCCATTTCTGGCACCAGGCGACCTACCGACTGAAATGCCCCGAGTGTTGCCCGCGATAATGCGCCCATGCCGGTACGCATGCGGGTAACGCCACTGAGGTCAAGAAACCGGCCCAGGCTTTGCCGCGCGTGACGGGCTGGCGCGCTGATGGCGGCAAGGCGGTTGTTGATACTGTCTAATTTGCTACTGGCACGATCAACTGCACTAATTGTAATTTTAGCGGTTGCTGCGGCCACGCTGCTGTTCCCTACGTTTTTTATCAGCCAGTCTATTGGCTTCACTGACCCAGAACAGAATCTGTTCGCCGTTCAGGTTTTCAGTTTCTGACAGGCCCCAGCCGGGGAACGCCTGCATTAGGTCTGCTGGAAGGCATTCCCAGTTGTCTGGCCACGAATAAAAAAACCAGTCAGATAATCCGCAGCTCGTGCGAAAATACTGATTGGCATTTTAAGGACCGCGGCTTTGGGCCAACCGCTGACTTTTTCGACCAGATCAATCTCCGCAAGCAACATCCCCTCGAACGTGCCGCGCCCTTCCAAGACTTTGAAGGCACGGCGCTCACCAACCATGGGTGGGCGAAGTTCCAAAGTGGAATATTGTTTGCCAGTTGCCTCTATTGGAGTAGGCAAAGAAACAAGCAAAGAAGGCGGACACTCAGGCACTTCTTCCGGCTTGCGTCTGGCAGTTTCATCAAACGAACTGGTATAATCAACAGCATCGTCCAGAATGTTTGACGGCAACTGATCAATCGCTAACTGAGGCCAGCCGCTCAGCCTGCGGACTGTATCAATCTGGGAGTTATAAATACTCTCAAGGGTTGGCGTTTTCCCAATAATGCGGGCGGCCATGAGTTGGTGATACACGGTTGGCTCACTCAGGGTCAGTGTATCAAACTGTTCCCCACCCTTGAGTGTGATGGGGGCATCAAGAGTGAAGGTGCCCGGCTTTACTTCCTCTGCCGGTGCTAGTTCAGAGACGGCAGACAAAACTTCTTCGTCGGTCATACCGTGTCCTCCGTTACTGTGTCGCTTTCAACATGAAATTCAAAGGTGCCTTCCTGTGTGTTGAGGTTTATGGCCTCAACGTGCCAGGCATTGACGGCTGTAATGACCTTGCCATTGGCCAGAACTGCAACAACTTCAAGACCAGAAGCACCCTGGAAACTGGAGACCTTGCGGTCGCGGCGGTCTCGCAATGTGGCTTGAATGAAGCCTTGACCAGGCATGGAAGAGAAACCCTCCACGCTGGATTGCCCCTTAAGGGTTTCATTCACCAGACCTGACGGTTGCCATTGCAATTCGCCAACAATGCTCCATGGCTCACCATTGATTGTGAGCGATGCCACCCCTGCGAGAGGGCCGCGATAGACTGAACCTGACATGATATTTTTCTACCCTACGCGGCGAGGAACTGAACGTTGCCGGCAATAATCCAGAGCTGCTCCGCAAACTGGAAAGGCATAAGCAGTTTGACCGCACCGTTGCCGCTATTTTGCGCCACAATGTTAGCTGCAAACGTATCTGGATTTTGCACCCAGAACTGAGTTGCCTGCCATCGATAGCGTGCAGCAGCAGCTTTGCCGACCAACTGCGCGGTTGTTGCGCGAGCCCCGGCAGGAATTCTCGTGCCATCTGCAACAAGAATAAAGCGTGAGAACCGCGACGCCAGATATGTACGCATGTCCTGCATGGCAATCTGGGCTGTCAACAAACGTTCGAGGTCCAGATAGCTGTCATCTGGCACACCCGATGCATTTTTCTGATAGGTCGTGATCAGACGTTCGGTCAGGACCGTGCCGCTATCATCAACCGTAAATGTTGATAGACCATCATACAGCAGGCTGTTGCGTTCATCGAACGTGAACCGCCCTGCGTCTGATGGTGGCAAAACCGTGAGCGACAGCCCTTTGATCGGCAACGCTGGGTTGTCCCGCATTGATACGGCAGCCACAGCAGCAAGTTGCGCCGCCCAGACCAGCGGGCAGGACGGGCTGTCTGCAATGGGCATGACGGTGCCGTGCGGGTCGTTCTGTGACAGACCGAATGCAGTAACAGTGCCGTAGCTGCCGCGAATTGCGGTAATGTGATGCCCGTACAGCTGCCGCATTGGCGACCAGTTGCCTGACAGATTATCGAACTTCTGCCGGAAAGCAGTCAGGCTGCCGGTATCTGTGTATGGGTGAGAGTATAGGTCGTAAATACGCTCCCCCAGACCAGATAACGGAGATGATACGTCAGGATTGAGCGCGCCGCCTGACATGGCGGTAACAGTAACACTGAGGCCTGCGGGCAGAACCTGCCCCCCCGCAATGCCCAACATGTTGACGGCAAGCAGGATATCGTTGCCCGCCAGCCCTGCATTTAACGCCGTAGCAGTCAGAACCCCGTTTGATGCGCTGAGCGCCACAGGCATATTGACTGCACCACGCGCTGCCGAAACAGCATTTGTGGCGACGGTAGATGCGCTGTCTCCTGCCTCAACGGGGACAGAAATAAGCGTATCGCTCACGTACAGAGACAGCACACCGCTTGCTGTTGCGGGGCCTGTAACCGTAATCGTCCCCGTAGCCTTATTGGCTCCCATAGCATCCGCCAAGGGCAGAACCCAGACCTCGCCTGCACTGTCGAGCTTGCGATAGGCGGCCACCATTCTGGCGCACTGAGAGCCTGCGCCATAACGGCTCAGGGCATCAGTGGGGCCAGACGAGATTTCTGCAACACCTGCCGTTGCCGCTCCACCCGAGAGCATCTGGCCAACGAGGAGGATACGCCGGTTGGCAGTGGCACTGTTGGCGACAGAGTTATCGAGTGCCAGATAGAAACCGGGAACACGGTTTGTATCGGAATAACCCGGAATTGAAATTGCGCTGCTCATGCAAGGCTCGTTTCGTTATGGGGTTCTGGAAGGTCTGGTGCAGAAGGTTCTGGTTCAACGTTCTGAACATCGCCATTTGCGAGAAGTCTTTGCCAGAACATGGTATCTGGCACAGTTTCACCAGACTGTTTGAGCAGCCGTTTACTGCTTGGCCAACGCACGGCGCGGCTTTCCGCTGGTTTTACAAACACGTTTTGATAGTCCTATTGCGGGAGAGTTACGTCGAATGCGAGTGGCTGGCCACTATTTGGCTGCGTTCCCAGAACCTCAGCCTGAATTTCGGTTAGTGGCGGCCCAGATACCGGGTATTCCTGAGTGTATTCGAGACCGAATGTCAGTTTTGCAGCGCCAAGATGGTCTTCAGTCTCACTGCTGATGGCCTGTTCAATAGTTATGTCAGAAACCTGCTGGATACTGTTCAGGATTACTGGGCTGCACATGACTGACATTTCTATCTGCTCAGCAATGCGCTCTAGCGCCGTGAGGGTTGCCTCGGGCGTGCCACCTGATACTTTTGCCAGAACTTCAACCCGCACCGTTTTTGTAAAGTCTGGTGTGCCACGGCTCGAGCTTTGCCCGCTTTCAGACGGCGTTGTGACATAAATGGCAGGCATCTGAGCTGGAAGCGTTGGGGCCGTACGCACGGCAAATACATTTGCCCGGGCATCAGTAGTTTTCTGGAGAAGGCCAACTATCAGATCGCGCAGCACTGTACGGTAAAGCGCCATTTTCAGCATCCGCTTTGTTGAGAAGAATATCAGCGCCACCGTGGCTGTCGGGCTGAATTTCCCGCACGCGGTACTGTTTGTTTCTGATTATAAATATGTCTCCCTGCGCGGGCGCATCAGGAAGAAAGTCTGACAGCCTTATGCCCACACGCGCATCTGCTGAGGTTGTGTATGTGGGCGTAAGGCCGCTTGCCTCATCAAGAGATGAAGCCTTGTAGCCTTCATCAAATATGCCAGTTATTGGCTTTGGTGCGCCCATTGCAGATGATAGCCATTGCATGGCTTCACCGAACACGGAAACGCATGGGGCCAGAACGAGCTTATCAAAATCGACTGGCCCCATAACTTATGCCCCTGGCTGTGTTGGTGGTGGGGTCATGGCGGGCGCTGCGGGCAGCGGGGCAAGCTTGGTTTTTTTGTCCACACCCGGGCCTACACGGTCAATGTCCTCTGCGTCATGTTTGACTGCACGAGCAATTTTCCGGTCGATCCAGAACTGGGCCAGTTCTGCGGCCACAGTGAGAGATGTGCCAATGGGATGCGGTGCTTTCCCAGGCTCTGGATAAATGGGAATGAGCGTTACCACTGGCACTGTTTTCTGCGTCTTCCCGGCAGTTTTGGCAGGTGTTTCGTTAGTCATTCTTTGGCTTTCTTAAACTGCTGGGCCGGGAATACTGGCTCCGGCTTCCATTACGGTGGCGCTCATGCACGCATTTACCCGTGACGGGATGACAATGGGGGCGGATTGCATGAGCATGTTGATGATGGCCGGGTTTTCTTCGTACCAAACCTTAGGGGCATACGCGAGCGGGCCATAACCGAACTTAGGGTCAAGGATCAGGCCGAAGGCCCGTGTGCCTTCAAGGGCAGCACCGGTCATGACGACGGTGCCATCAGCAATCATCGGTTTTTCTTCATCAGTATCCGGGTCAATGTACCAGTCGTTATACAGCCAGAGCCGGTACTGGCCCCAATTGCCCATGTAAATGGGGCCAGTCTGCACACGGCCGCCCAGGTCCAGGCTGCTGTCACCGGTGCGGGCTTTGTCCCAGATGATGGCGTTTAAAACTTTGATGTCGCTTTTGAACGCATTCCACGTGCTGTTCGTGAAAATGATGTCCGTTGGTGACGCACCTGACTTCTGAAGGACAAGCGCTGCCCAGGCCGTGATATAATCAGACGGATAAACCCCTGACTGTCCCCATTGAGCATTGCCTGTAAGAGCAATTTTCAGGGCTGGATCACGCTGGAAATCAACCAGAATGGGTGTCTCGTACCCCTCACCTTTGATGGTAACCGACCCATCAACCAGTGCGCATGCGGCCATCCATTCAAGGCGACGGTTGAGCATATCAACCTGGTCTGCCAGTTCCCAAGCCAGATTTGCCTGCAAACGTTCGGCTGGGGACATGGCCCCCATCAAGCGCTCACCAATGGCACGACGGACAGGCTTGAGCAGATCTGGCGTGCGCAGGTCTTTGATGTATGCCGGCTTGAAGAGGTTGGTCTGCCAGCGGCGGCTTTCCACCATTTTCCCCTCAACAAGAGGAGAGCAGAATGGAGCCATACGCCGTTTACCGACATCAACATCGATAGCGACTTCAACAGTGTCAGATTCAACAATGTTGGGGAAGAACATATCCAGCAGCCCGGTCTGGGCCAGTTTCATGTTCTGGACAAAATAGACTAGCTCTGCTGTGGAATAAACGCTGAGCATATCAATAAGTGATGCTTGCGCGGAAACGGTTCCGGACATTCGGAAACCCCTTTAATGAAGTCTTGAAAGTAAGGGCGGGGATCAGACGATTGCGTTTGAAAGCCCGGTTTTGACAAAGATGCTCCACTGCCGCAAAGCCTGCTCCAGATCAGGAAGTGTCCAGCTTGCATCGTATGTCATGTAGTTGCTGTTGAACTCGCCCATCTGATAGATGCCGCCTGTCAGGGAGGCAGTAGAGGCATCTACCGTATCAACAACAATGCCACATGGGACTTGGCTGCCATCTGTGGCAGTTTTGATGCAGGCCATGTAAGCACCGGTTGCTGTTACGCGCCCGACCACCTGACCGCGCACATACGTTGCGCCGGCGGCAAAGGTAACTGTTTGCGTAACAAGCTTGAGGTTGCCGGCAACCAGCTGGTCTGGAACAAACACAGCACTGCGCGCGGATGGGTAAAAACCGTAAGAGCCTGACATTATTTGCCTCCGTGACGTGCGGACTGAGCTGCGACAAGGACTGCGCCTGGCCGTTTGGCGCTGGTAGCCTCTTTATCGTCCAGCGCGACACCCTTGAACGGTTCATTGGACATGCGCGCGCGCAATGTGTTTGTTGGCTTGCTGGCAGGCGCCTGATGATTGGCTGTTGGCGTAAGCTGCTCAAGCAGACCTACAGCTTGCGTGCGAGGCATTGCTGTATTGAAAGCCAGGTGCGCGGCAGCAGCAAGGTTATGAGCGGCAGAGGGAGACTGAAAGATGGTAGCGCACCGAGCCCGTTCCCGCGCACGGGCTGACTTTGCTGTGCTGTCTTTTTCGTCTTCTTCATCCGTATCGTCATCGCCTTCGGTGTCTTCACCATCTTCGGCTTCTGCCTTTTTGGCCTTGGCTTTTTTAGCCTTGGCGGCTTTGGCCTCTTCTTCTTTCTTCTTTTCTTCGTCATCGTCTTCGGTGTCTTCACCGTCTGCCGATGCCTTGTTTTTATCGTCTTCATCTTCGCTTGCGCGATTTGCTTTGCTCAGATGTGCGAACGTGCTGGACTGCGCAGGGCGCTTTGCCATGGAGTGTGCTCCAGAATATCAGAGGTTTTTCAGTAAGTCCGTGAACGCATCAGAGCGCGACATCACGGCATCAGCCAGACCTGCATCCACACAAGACTGACCGAGATAGGTTTGGGCCTGCATGGCTTTAACAACATCTGGTTTTAAGCCACGGTTACGGGCCACTGTGGCAACAAACAGCTCACCCAACTGGTCAATATCTGCCTGTATGGCGCCACGCGCCTCATCAGACAGAGGCGTTGTGGGGTATGAGTCTGTTTTCCGGTCACCGAACTGGAATGTGGTGACCTTAATGCCATCGCTTTCCAGTGCACCGGTGATGTCCATATGGATTTTTACGACACCAATAGACCCGACTTCCCCGGTACGAGGCACGGTGATTGTTTCTGTAGCGCTTGCCAGAGCGTAGGCTGCAGAACACGCCATTTCATCAACTATGGACACAAGCGGTTTAACTGATCGAGCTTGGTAGATACGGTCTGCAAGATCAAAGCACCCGGCAACAGTGCCCCCAGGACTGTCTATGTGCAGGACGATACATTTTATTGATGCATCGTTTACGGCGAGGTCAAAAGCCGTGCCGATGTCATCATAGAATGTCGCACCGCCCCACATCCATCCATCGCAGCTACCGGGCAGAAGAACACCGGAAACTTTGATGATTGCGACATCATCCACCCGTTCAAGCATTTGTTCTGCAATGAAGTGCTGCCATTCGGTAGGCGGGCCAAACAACATGGCATCATCGCCTGCATTCAGCAGCATGGAACGGATAAGCACCGCATGACTGGAAGACAGCGCAAGCGGGCGGTTAATGATCTGCCGCGTGAGCGCCATACTCCGGTGAGCCATCATTTTTCCTGATCACGTTTTGACTGTTCAGGCGGCAGGTAGCCCGCCCAGTCTGGTTTTGGGAGACCGCGCTCTTCAAAGGCCTTAACTTCAACAGCCCGCTGGTCGAGGGTTTCAATCCAGTCACCGCCCTCATTCTCAGCGCATTCACTTTCGAGGGTAGAAAGGCCGCCATCCATGCCAAGTATGGCGCCCTGTTTTTCAGCGACTGGGTCTATCCACCCCCTGCCCGGCCCAAGCCACCGGGCGCGGGAGTAGGCATGGCGGGCGTCAACAAAGTCCGGTGCGTTGCGGGGCATGGGCAGGTCATCAACTTCCATGCACTCTTCAAGCCATGCGAGACGAATGGGCGTTGCAAAGCCGATTGAAAAATCGTCACGGCGGCGCTTCATGGTCTTCCATGCCTCAAGCAGGGAGCCACGCGCTGAAGAGTAATTTACGTCTGACCAGTCATTGCTGACCTGCATAGGCGAAAGCCCTGCCCCGCTGGCCACGTTATTAAGAACCGCACGCTCAAAGTCACGGAAGTTCCCGGCAGGCCGGGATGCTGAGACGGTGTTGATCTTCTCACCCGGATAGAGAATGGGCAGGCGCGCTCCATTGAGGGAGATGTTCTTCCCTTCATGGAAAGCTATACGCCCATCTTGATAGACACCGAACGACTCATCTCCGCCTTCAACGGCTTCGGCAACCATCTCCGGATCATAGGGGCTCTCTATGTACCCAGCGAAAATGGCATTGATGATGGCGGCATCCAGCTCTGACCCGTCATACTTGATCAGCATTTTAAGGCGCTGCATGACGGGAGTGAGAATGCCGGTACCACCCGTATGCTGGCCGCCCCTGTGGTGCTCAAACATATGCACCACTTTGGGCCGCCCCCACGACGTCTCACGCGAGATGCGGTCCCAGATTGTTGTATTCTGTGCTGAATACCAATCTGCTTCATGTGCTCGGCGGATGTAGTAGGCCAAGGGCACACCCAGATCATCTATCTCTACACCGCCACGGATGTTTTGAAGATCCATCTGCATTTGCGGGTTGCTGAGCCTGTCCGGGTCAACAATCTGCAAGGCTGTGGCGTAGCGTGCGCCACCGCGGCTGACCCTGCTTTCAAGCCATGGCAAGGTTGCCACTGCATCCCCGTCCACGGCAAAATGCCGGAAGGCCAAGTGCATTTGCTGGCCGAATGTCAGCATACGCTCTGCATCATTGAAATGCAGGGGATCATCCGCCCAGGAGCGCCACAAGGCGTCTACTGCCTGGCTATATTCCCGCGCCCATGTGGCATCAAAAGCGGGGTTGCCGCTTATGTGAGCCAGAGCGCGATAGTCCGGCTTACTGATGGGTCTGAGCGTAACCCCGATTGCGTTATCCAGCAGGCGCGTAACTGCCCCTGCTGCCCAGCCATCATTACGCACAAGATCCCGCGCACGGCTGACGATGCGGTCCCGCCATGGGCCGCGTTCGGTATCTGCCGAAAAGCACCCAGGCATCCAGCCCTGCGTATGCTGGCCTGTAATGTCTGCCGCATCAAACGGGACGTTGGGCCAGCCACCGTTGAGCGCCGCAGCCTTTTGGCCCATTGCTTTTGCTGTTGCCTGCGCTTTGGCCGCTTTAGTCCGAGACTTGTTTTTTGCCATTAGAATACCGGGCGCAAGGCTCTGCGCCGTACTCCGGGCATACCCAACTGCTGCTGAAGTTGTTTGATGAGGGCCGCGAGGCCCGCCATATTGGCCTGTGTGTACGTAACAGCCCGGCTGCCATCCCCCTGCGCGTAGCTGACAGATGCAACCTTGCCGCCACTTTGCAGATCAATGTAGGCTTGCTGACAAGATGCGAGTGCCGCCTGTAGCTGTTGCTGGCTCATGCCGGCAAACAGGCTGGTTCTGGGATTATAGCGAGCCTGCGGTAGCCAGCCGAATTGTCCGGACATGAATGTTCCTAACCCGGCAAGCGTGAAACCCGCTTGGCCAGTTTTTTGAGGCGTTTCTGTTTTGCTGTTTCAGTTGTGACAGTCAGAGCCTGTACCGGCTCACCTGGAACAATGCTGGCATCCTCAACCACGGGATCTGGCCGTGGCGGATGCTGGGTTGTTTCTGCCGCGATGGCATCGACTTTCCTGTTGAGCCGCAAGCCCATATAGATCAGACCGCACAAGGCAGCGTAGCTATAGACGGCAAGATCGAGTGCCTCGTTCCTACGTCCCGGAATAAGCTCCCAGACACGGAATATCTGGCCACGCTCGTGTTTTTTTACCGACCGCTCCGCAACAAGCTGGGCAAAGAAGTTGATATCCCGATCTGCTGGGTAGTGCATATACCCAGCGCATGGCTCCCCTTCATCCGGTTGTTTCAGGTGAAGCCGGGAACGGATGACATCCTTGGCGGCATTGACGCCGATGATAACAGGCCGAAACGCCGCCTTGTTTCTGGCACTTGGCTTCTTTGTAGGCCAGACGGGAGAGCGTGCCCCACCACGAGCTGACTCGCCTTTGATAGCCCAGACACGGCGGCCCAGTCTGGCGCGACAGAAGTCATACACGCGCTGTGTATGATGGCCGCCTGAGTCAATGCATGTGGCCATGATCGAATACGGACGCCCATCCGCGCGGTACCATATACGTTTGAGAAGAAGATCAAGGTTTTCCCACACCTCTGGCTGCTCAGGATCTCCGTCGATGACGATATGTGAAATAGACCAACGTTCTTCATTTCGGCCCCAGCCGACAATCTCGATCTCAAGTCTGTCATCCTGTGTATCGACCCCGGCAGTTACGACCGCTACGCCGTCGGGTACTTCTGCTGCCCATACTTCTGCGCGCGCGGCTAGTGTACGTTCGTTGAGGGCACCATCCCCCCGATCTTCGTATGGGAGGCCTAAGGCCGTGTTGATGAATGTCTGGCGTTCAAGCGGCTTGTCTTTGACTTGCAGCCACTCTGCTACAAGCTTGGACCACGCCGCATTGGGAAAGAGAGAGTATCCGGCCCAGATATGAAAAGAGGCATGCCCTTTGAATGGGCGCGTTGCCACCCAATCCCCTTTTTCAACCATGTCCGGCTTTTCAGACTCATCGATCACACAGCCGCAATGCTTGCAGACGTAGTAGGCTGTTTCCGGTAGGTGGTTGCCGTGTTCGTCTTTATCCCATTTTATACCATAAGGCGTGTCTGGGCCGCCCCATTCCAGAGGCTGAAACTCCCCACAGTGCGGACATGGTACATGGTAATAGCGGCCATCCCCCTGATCGAATGAGCGCTCAATGCGGCTGATGCCAGCAACTGTTGGTGTAGAACCAAGTGCAATAATGCGGTTCCAGAAGGTCTCGGCACGTTTTGTACCCAGAGCAATTTGGTCGCCTTCCGAGCCCGCCCCACCTACCGGGTATCCGTCCACCTCATCAAAAAGTACAATGCGGACAGTGATACGCCGAAAGCCGCCTGGGCTGTTGGCACCCACAAGGGTAAGTGATGACCCATTGAGCAAGGTCTTTTTAAGCAACGTATTTTCGCTGCTTTTGGACTTTGTATCCCCGGCTAATTCTGCCAGCACCGGTGTGTCGCGCAGCATGGGGGCAATTTCTGACTTACTGTAGCTTTCCGCGTCACCCTCACGCGGCTGCACCATCAGAATAGGTGACGGGTCTTGGTGCAGATAGTAGCCTATAGCGTGGTCAAGAATTTTGGTGTAGCCCACGCGGGCTGACTTCATGACCGAGATTTTCTCCACAGACGGGTCTGTGAAGGCGTCCATAATCCCTTTCTGGTAAGCAAAAGCCTCAAACTTACCAGTTTGAGCGCTGGTCTCGGCTGAGAGCACAGCATACTTCGCTGCCCATTCGCTAAGGCTTAATTTCGGGGGCGGCTTAAGGTTGGCTTGCCGCTGTAAAGCAAGTGCTTCTATGAAATTTTCATACCCTTGTGGGTAGCGTAGAGCCTCCATCTGCTGTCAGTTCTTCCAGGGCGCGTGTAATCAACACCCTCAACCTCTCCTGCACGTCTGCAACTGTTTTGCAGCGATGAATTGAAGGGGCATGCTCTGCTGGGAGCGCAAGCAACTTGCGGCGCACTGCGGCATATTCCTTGCCGATGGTGGCAGCAACCAATGCAACCTCAACCACTTCTTTTGAACGTTCATCAAATTCTAGTTGTTTGAGGCGTGCTTTGGCATTCTGCTCAAGTGTGCGTGCTGCATTAAACGACATGAGCTGGGGCATGTCATTATGAGAGATGCCCGCATTTTCTTTCTCTTGTACTGGCGCCTCTAGGGTGGCTGGTTGCACCTTAGGGTGCAGCGGGGGTTGCACAGCAGGTTGCACCCCATGCAGCACGTCATCGCGGGTCTCTAGCCACTCAGTGAATGAGAGCAAATTCACACGGCTGCCGTCTGCAATAATTCTGCCAGATGCTAAATGTTTTTGAATTGTTGTACGGCTACATCCAGCGCGGCGCGCCGCCTCGCTCTGGGTGATTGTATCGCCGCTCATGCCTAAACTGCCACCTGCAACTGCACCCTAAAAAAAATCCTTTAGCTAGGGATCAAACGAGCTGGCGCAATCCCCGTGTTTCTTGGGGCCTGGGAAGGACCCAAGATAGGGGGGGGGTGGGTCACCTGAATGCAGATGCCAGAGCTTTCTGCAGCGCCTTCTCGATAGCCTCTGGCCCTTGCGATTGAACAATGGTCTCGGCTCTCTCGACGTAACGTAGCCGCTTGTGTACCGGAGTGTTCGGCGTGAACCTGACCAGCAAACGCAGCGCTGGCTGAGCCTGCCTGATGCCCTTACGCTTTCCCCTCCCTCCTGTCCGAGGCGGAGAGACACGCTGCCAAATTCCCATAACTCCGTTCGGGCCTTTGCCGACGAATGTGTCTGCCCGGGATGCAAGGCGCTTGATAGTGCCGCGTGTCATCTGGCCATACTGGTCTGTCTTGGCAGCAACAGGGACAAGAAGATCTCTATTGTTACCTGTGGTGGCATGCTCTCCACCTGTCTCGAATGGGTCCAGATAACGTGCCTGCGCTGGCCGCAATGAGACTTCGGCTGCAAGAGAAGACTTGGTGGCCTTAACAACCTGGCTTGATTTCTGAGTGAAAGGCCGTGGGTCATCAAAGAGCGAGGACATTGCTTCGTTCTCAGCCCGCATAACAGAAAAGGCCACGTCATTAATCGCTGTAGCTACAGCAAACGGGATCTGCTTCTGCATATCTGAAAGAGCGGCAGTGGCTTTCCTGATATCCAGCTTTACTGTCGCCGCCACTGCTCCATGCCCTTCCACAGCCCCCGCATCACAACAGGATGGCCAACCGGTAGGCACTCCCGCAGCCCCATAAAATCACTACCGCAACTCTCTGCTTCTTCTTCACCTTCCGTCATCTTCCGGACGTTACGGAGGCAAACCAGCCAGATGCCCCCTTCGGAACGCCCAAACTTCCGGGCAATCACATGGAAAGGAACACCCTGAGCCCGCATAGCGACAATGCAGGCCTCTTCAGATAGCGTAAACGGGACAACTTTCCCCATGCCTCATGCTTTCGCTATATCCAACGGCACCTGCTCCCACTTCCCGTCTAAGGAAGCCCGCTTGTGGAAGCGTACATATTCCCGCGTGGTATCAACGCGGATGCTGTCGCTGATGGCCTGCATAGCCCGCTGCCATTCCTCATCCTCAATGTTGAGGCGCAGAAGGCCAAAAATCTTGTCTTTGCGAAGCTTGCCTTCTTTGCCAACGTCAAAGGCATCATTGACAATGGCGCTGAGGTTTTTGTTGGCCCCGTTGCTCCAGCGTTTGAGGCAACTATCCACCAACTCTTTGGCAACCTGTAGCTCTGGCCCGAATGCCACACAGTCATTGATGGAAACTAGCAGGCGCAGGCTGCCATCATAGGCCTTCAGCTGGAAATTGCCTTTATCGCCCCCGCGCTTGACGCCATACTTTTCGTGAAGAACATCAAGAAATGCCCGTGCTTCTGTAAAGCATTTTGCGCGAAACTTGAGCAGCGCAGCATTAAGCTCTTCCGCTTCTTTGGCGAGGGACCTCACCAACTCATCTTCCAGCAAGTGCTCAGGCTTTACATGCTCAATCAGCACCAAACGCCCAGCTGCGTCCTGCATGTACCCGTCTGGAATACTCATGCTGCCACCTCAGAATGTGCGTTTGCCAGCATGCGCGTGCAGTATTCTTCCCGCTCACGCGCCCAGACCTTCATCCCAGCGAGCCGCGTGTGCGAGCGAAACTTGCGGTAATAGTCGCGCGTCTGCGCCCAGAACGCCGCTTGAGGGTTTTTCGAACTGATCTGGTATCGGTTTTTCTGAACCATTTTACTCACCAAAGTTGCAGGCCACGGCAACTCCCGGTGTCAGTCCAGGTATTTCCCTGCACCGTCTCCGTCCTGAACGTGGCTGTAGCGTGTTGTTGTTGCGAGCGAAGAATGCCCCGCAGATTTCTGCACCACATGGACCGGCGCGCCCCGGTCGAGCGCGTGTGAAACATGAGCGTGCCGGAGCCAATGCGCTGAAAATGCCTCTGGCAACCCGACACGCTTTCCGGCCCGCTTCACCACGCGATGTGCAGCATCGCGTGAGAGCGGGCCGCCATCGTGACCCGGAACAACTGGCGCATCTGGGCCGGTGTCATTCCGCAGGGCCACAAGCTCTTTAAAAAGTTTGGCGGGCACTTCAACGTGGCGTGTCTTCGCCCCTTTGCCGAAAACGGACGCCACGCCACCCTGCTTGCGGCGCGTGATGTCTCGCCACTTTAGGCCGCACAACTCAGAAATGCGCAGGCCCATAACGTACAGGACGCGGAGTAGCGCCTTCCGGCGTGCATCTGCCTCATTTTCAATGAGCGCAACAACCTGCTGTTGCGAAAGTATCCGCTCATGCAAGCTGTCGCGCTCCCGGTCTAGTCTGATCGCCTGCCCCACATTGCGCGGTAGAATTTCCATCTCTGTGCCATAGCCAATCAGAGATTTAACCGTCGCTAACGCCAAGCGGCGCGATGAGCTGGCTCCACTCAGACTGTCCGACCATGCTTGCAAGTCCGCTAGCTTCACCTCGGTGAGCGGCTTACCCACAAAATTTAGCATCGCAAACGCGTGGCGCTCATAAGCCCGCCGCGTGTTAGCTGACTTGCTGTGCAACCACGTTTTGACCAGCATTCTATCAGCCGGAGAAATAGTGCTTTTTGACGAGGCCTTGGCGGCCGTTCCGTCATTATCTCCGCTAACCATTTGATAAGCCTAATTTATTGGCCGTTTTGCACCCGCTAAAACTCGCAAGATAACAGCAATTATCTTGCGGGTTTTGGGGTGTTCCTGCGGGTTATCTTGCATATGCCCCGATAGGGGGTGCGAGATAACTACAGGTTATTGTTGCGGCTTTAATCAGACGGCGCACCACCAATTTTACGCCCTCAACTGCCCAGCTTTGGGCCGCGCCATGAAGACCGTATTGCTACTCGCGGCAACAATTCATCCCGCTGGCGCTCAGCTTCCATTTTCTCAGCGGCCTCTACCCGTAAAACGGTTTCCTCTGGCACGCGCAACAAGCAACCGCCTAGGCCCCGCAAAATTTTTTGCTGAACGGTAGAAACGGCGCTGGTACGCGCAACCCGGTTACGCAAAAGCATTGCGCCCGCATCAAGAAGAATATCAGACCGATGAAAAGGAGGCTTTTCGCCCACAAGACGCACAACCACGGCAACGCCTGTTTTACACAAGCGCAGCACAAGAACGGGTTTTTTGCCGCAAAAAGCAATGGTGCCACGGCAGAAATCCTGCCCTTTGACCATGCCAAACACCTAAGACATAAAAAAAGCCGTGGGCCTTACGGCACACGGCTTCGAAGATTTTGATAACTTACCGCGCAAAGTGGTGGCCAGCAAGTTTTTTCTTGTTCACTCCTTTATAACCTTCCTAACCTAAAAAAATAATACACACTAAATACACACTTTCCTCTTGCTTAATCTGCCTACTGTGTGTATAAACATCCACATGGACAGCAGAGAAATCATACAGCGGATCAAGGCAGATGGATGGGAGTTAGTCGCTGTTAAAGGCAGCCACCATCAGTTCAAACATCCAACCAAACCGGGCCGGGTTACAGTCCCTCACCCAAAACGGGACATGCCCATCGGAACAATACGCAGTGTCGAAAAACAAGCAGGAATAAAATTGAAATGAGTAGCTATATCGCAATCATTCACAAAGACCCCGAAAGTGATTTCGGGGTCAGCTTCCCAGACTTTCCGGGATGTGTAAGTGCCGGAAAAACATTGGAAGAAGCGCGTTCCATGGCCCGTGAAGCCTTAGAGTTTCATATCGAAGGTATGCTGGAGGATGGTGAAGACATTCCTGCCCCATCAACACTTGATCAGGTCATGAAGTGCCCTGACTTTGCATCTGGCGTTGCGTTTCTGGTCGATGTGCGCCCGCAGGCAAAAGCCGTCAGAGTCAACGTGACGTTAGACGATAACCTTCTGTCCGCTATCGCTGCAGTAAGCCGTAACCGGTCAAAGTTTCTGGCAGAAGCCGCATGGGAAAAATTAGAGCGGGAGCGCGCCTAACTTTCCCGCATATCAAAACCTCATCCGGGCAAATAGCGGGAAGCCGAGAATAAATATTCCCGCTGAGCACGCTGCTGCGAGCGCAAAGAGCGCGTATGCAGCGCCTTCATTTAACCAGAACCCCGCCACCAAAGATGCTGTCCCAATTGTGTATGGAACCCCGATAAGTGCCAGTATTGCTTTTTTCGACATACCCCTAAAATCCCCCACGTTGCCCGCTGGGTGTGGCGTAAGTAAAAAACATAATCTTCTGCTTAAAATGCTTTTGCGGCGCTCTCCCAGAGTCTGACTAAACCTCAGTCGGATCAACGCCCGCTCGAAGTTGGGGCGTAGCACATGCTATTTCCCAACATCGAGCAAGTATTTGTAGTTTAGTTCATATTACGAGCTTTTTGGGAGTTTGATTACAGAATTACATACTTCACCAAAAAGCATAGAAAATAAAAAACTTACCTTACGACTGAAGTCTTACTCAGCCAACAACATCAAATTCGACATTTTTGTCGCGTAGGTATTGCGCAAACTCTGCTGGTACGAGGCTCCATATCCTTACGCACTCCCCATCTGTAAGAACTTCAGTTGCCTCCGGGGGCATGGAATAAGCAAACGGCCTGCCATTGGTGTTTGCGCCAGAGTTTCCATACTCCGTTTTCCATGTTTTGAAAAAATCGCGCATCTGTTTATCTAATTTATGATTAAAGCGAATATCCATGTATTTTTCCATTTTTACCATTGGGCATCATTACCCCGAGTGGAAAATATCATGCCTAATTTTGGATTTCATCTTCTTCCCATATATTCTAGTAATATCTCGTTATCCCCCAACCCTACCGCATCATCCGCCCAGGCATATCGTCATAAAGCTCCACTAACTGCTCAAGCAGTAGCTCAATGGCACCAGCCAGCTTTTGGCGGTCTTTGTGCATTTGCAGCACCATTTGCCTTACAGACAGGCCATCAATCATCATCAACGTCATGAACTGCATGCTCACTTTGCCCAGACTGCGCTCCACCGCCTGACACCGTGACACAGCAGCGGCTCGGGAAAGCATGGCGTATTCGATGTCTGACTTCGCACCAGACTTGCCAGCATCAGGGTCACGCGCCCCCAAAATGCCCGTCTCATAATCCCTCGCCCACATTTCCGCGGCCGCAACGTGGCAATCCTCAATAGCGCCAGACTTCCTGAGCGCATAAAGCGCCCCAGAAGACCGATAGACCTTCTGGGGCGCTTGCCCTTTCGCTGTATCCAGCCAAGTTTCAATAACGTCACCATGGCCCAAACGCTCAGGTGTTGGGTAGATTGGTTTTTCAAGCACGCGGCATTGCACCTTTTCTGGCATAGCGCCCGCGCATGTCACGCGGCTGGCCCTGCATGTTTTCCCGTAATTTTCTTGTCAGGCTTTCTTCAAGTTCAGCGTTGGCACGCATAAGCCGCTTGGCTTTCATGCGCTCGCTCAGCAATGCCCCTAGCAATCGTCCGGCCCTCATGCAGTCAACCAGACATTCCGTAACAGTCATCTCAAACCTCTTCATGCTGCCTCCTGCTATGCCGCTGATCTAAAGTAAGCCTCATAGGCGGCCTGCGTGCGCTCCACTGGCGGTAGGCCACACATGGTCGCTGTGTCGGGCCACTCCCTCTGCACACGGCCAAAATCGCCCTTCTCGGTCATTTCTTTTGCAAACAGGGCATTTGCCTTGGCATAGGCATTTTTGGCTTTCTTCTGCCAATCTGGCGCGTTTTCAACCGCCAAGGCCTGAGCAGTGCTCTCTTGTTTGGCTCGGAAGGCATCACGCACAGGAATGTCCAGATAAACAAACTTCTGTGCCTCACCGCGCTTTTGCGCAGCAATGTTTAGAATGGTCTCAGCGTCTATGCCGTCCCGCAGAAAATTGCGCACATAGGTTTCTGAAAATGTGCGCTGGCCATTTCCTAGCCCAGCAGCCTCTCTGGCTTTCTGAGCAATTAGCCTGACCTCAGCTTCATCAGGTTTTGGGTTTTCAGGTTCTCTAGACTCTGAAGGAGAAGAAGAAAGGTTATTATTAAGTATGGTATTATCTCTTTCTTCTTCTACAGAACCCACAAAACCTGTCGGGTTATCCGCAATAACCCGAGACACTTTATTTTTTGTGCTTGGGTTTTTACGCGGGCGGCCACCCTTCCGACCATTCATGCGGCTCGCAATTTGCTTGGACGTCAGGTTCTCGGTCGGTTCCCCTCGCGCTTCTGCCTCGGCTACCCACTGGGCACGGGCCTCCTGCGCATGCAGCTTGGCAGCATCCCTCTCTTCTTTGCGCAAAATGCGGTCATAGAGCAGTGTGCTAAACACCGCCCCGGCATCATCACGCGCAAAAAATCCCCATTCAATCAAATGGGGCAAGGTCTGCACCAACACAGCTTCATTTAGGCTGGCCTGCCGCGCCACCTCAGCGTCAGACAGCACATGCTGGCCAACCCGGAACACGCAAGACCTTATCTCTCTCAGCGCATCCATCAGGTTCTCAAAAACCCCGCGTAGTTCGGGCACTATTGAGCGTACAGCCTTGGGGGCTGGGACTATACCACGGTCAAACTGGATCAGGGTTGGGCATTGGTAGGGTCTAGCCATTACGCCCTCCCCGTCTGTTCGTCTTGGGCCGGTACAAGCGCACTTCCTCCAGGCCCAAAATATCCAGTAGCTTGTCTGTCACTTCGCGGTTTGTATTGCTCCAGTTGGAAACGGTCGTTTTATGGACGCGGTTCTCTTTGGCAAATGCATTATTGCCGCCAGCCTGCGCTACCCTCTTATTAAGCAGTGCATAGACGCCGCGCAGGTCTATCAGGCCCGAGGTATCAATCATCAACCGGCCTCCCTTTCACTCACAATGCGCGGCCTGTTTTCAGTCTGCACTTTGTGAATGTATGCAATGGCCCGCTCTAATATCTGCTTGCCCTGCATGAGCTTTGGCGCAATTTCGAGGGCTTCATGCGGGTCAATTCGACCATCGTCCAGAATACGCATGGCCGTTGCCAAAATATCTCCGGATGCAACGGCAAAGGTGCTCATGTCCTCCCCAAAATCACCGGGGCCAACATGCAGCGGCACAGCGACATAACCCAATGTTGCGGCATAAGCGCACAAAATGGGGGCATGACCAGCCGCTTGGTCAAGGTCGATGGCCACATCAAGCGGAACGGTCAAAGGGGAGTCTTTATTAACGTACGCATGAACCTGCGTTTTGCTAACGCGCGTAAACCCCGCTGCTGCTTCAAAGTCGTGGATGGCATTCACAGCTTTCAGGGTCGCATTCTTAATAGACGCCACAAACCGGGCAGAAAACGGAACAGTCATGCTCAGTGTACCATTTCGCTTACACCCCTCGCCGTGTATTCAAATTTGAATACATTTTCAGGCAAGGGCATTTCATGAATTTCATTTGGGGAGCCATCGGCATGATGGTCCTGCTGTATTTCGGAACCGGCTACCTGGGCGTGGCGGAAAACCTGCGGTTCGGCATCTCTTTCTGGGGCGGCATTGGCTTGGCCGTACTGGGTGCCATTGGCCACTTCATGGGCAAACCACACCAGCAGGGCACGCAGCAAAGCCTTGGTGGCCTTCAGCCGCCCATTACGCCCCCACTGGGCCGCTGCACAGCAGGATACTTTGACCACTCGCTCCGCCTGACCATGGGCGGCCAGAGCAACATCTACTGCCGTCTGGGCATAGCTTACGTTGATGCCAAAAACGAGATATCCCGCCGCATCATAGACATAACAAGCTACTCCGTAGCCGCCACGCCGGACGGTGAGGTTGTGCCTTACAATCTGGAGGCCTTTTGTGAACTCAGGCAAGCCAAGCGCAATTTCCGCGCTGACCGCATCATCCAGTGTGCTGATGTAGAATCGGGGCTGGATATAACAGACCTCATGGGCACGCTCCGCGCCGCGCCCCATACCGCCCAGTTTGACCGGAAAATGGCTATCCTCCGGCCCATAAGCTGCGGAAGCATCGTGGTTGACTACCAGTTCAGGGCACCCAACTACAAACGCACCAACATCACCCCAACCACTGTAGGCTACCAGGAACACAGCACAGGCCAGTTCCGCACCAAAACGCTGCTCTTTGTGGAGGGCTACATTGATGGCAAGGACTCGCCGCAACGGTTGCGGGCAGACCGTATCAGTGGGGCTTGGACATTCCCGAATGAAGCACCCATCCCTGACCTTGCCGCCCACCTGTTCCACGCACCGCCCAGCATAGGGGCCGGTTGGTAGAGAGCTGACGCCAAGACCAACCTGAACGCCATTCGGCTGACAGGCCTTATGCCCTGCGGCATGGTTCTCAGAATGAGATATCATGCCGCCATTCCTTCCCCGTCAGACTGCTTGAAGGCAGCGTTAACAAGCCTGCGGTATATTCCTATCCGGGGCTCCGTTTTCTTCTGCCGCCAACGAGTGAAGGTAGAGAAGGCCACGCCAGCAGATACACAGACCTGCTGCATGCTTAGGCCGTTCTCTTTAGCCGCTTGCTCAATCTGCTGAGGGGTAAGAAGAGTATGCATGCACAACATATAATTGCGTTTATGCAAACGGATCAAGTGCGTAATTGCAAACAGACTAAATTTGATGTGTGTGCAAAAATGCAAGTTATGGATGAGGCACAGAAAAAGACCGTAGATTTTATTCAGAGAGCTATGGAGAAAACAGGCTTAGACGCCACAAACTTGGCCCGTAGCTCTAAGGTCGCCCCATCGACGCTTACCCGCCTGTTAAATGGAACAGCCGCAACCACCCTCAGCGCCAGAACCATCTTGAAAATTGCGGATTTTGCGGGAATCCCCAGTCCCCTCAGCGAAAATGGGCGAATAGCGTCTAAGGCTGTCCCAGTTTATGGTTACGTGGGAGCAGGTGAGAAAGTAGTGCCTCCGGAAGACTGCGGGCAAATTGACATAACAGATGCCCCAATGTGGTCTGAGGAAGGTACCTCTGCCGTGATTGTAAAGGGCGACAGCATGTTCCCAGCTTACTGGGCCGGGGATATCGTTTTTTTCGACGCCGACCGCAGAATGTCCCCAGAAGATTGCTTGTTTATGGAATGCGTCGTCTATCTCAGAACAGGCGAGGCATACATAAAACAAATCCAGATGGGCCGGAGATCGGGAGAATTCGTTCTTTCAAGCTACAACGCCCCGCCCATCATTGATGCCGATATTGACTGGGCATCCCCAATAACCTTTGTCGATAGGCGCAACAGAAAACGTTAAAATAAACGCTTTCAGTCGTCATTTTTGGGCACTTCGCCAACGATTCCCAAAATTTCAGGGTCTCCATAGTCGCCGGCGTCCTCATCAACCAGCATACGAACAGCTTGCGCCCCGACTGTATCACCCAGCCCAGCTTTCACTTTGTCGATTCTACGAAGAGCATCTTGCTCATCTCTGCAAGCGATAGGGATGCCTGGCGATAGCTGTTTTCGCTTACCAACCGTTCTGAACACATAGGGTTGGAAAATTATTCTGACAGTTGAACTCACGTTATTCACTCGCTCCGTTCTCTTTATGTTCTCATTTTTCTCCTGACACGGCGCGAAAGCAAGACCTTTTTTGGTCTGCTATTTGCATAAATGGTCACCGGCACCCCCCCCAAAAAATATATGTGCATTAATGCAAATTCTCTCTTGCGCGATCGTTTGCGTTTATGCACATATAGTCCCATCACAACCCATGATGGAGACACATCATGACACCCAAGCAGGCAAATAAGCCGCAGCGCTACGCTTTCTCAGTGGATGAGAACAAAGCCATCGAGAGCATTGTGCGGCGTGTTGTTAACAGCGCCCCTAATCAGGAAACGTGCGCTCGGAACAAAGTGTTCGACCTAACAACCCAACTGCTCCGCGCGTGCCACGCCAGCATTGTAAAGCTCGACCTTGCCGCAATGGCAGACAGCAAAACGCCGATGGAGCTGATACTTGAAGACCTCGGCACCCTACGCCGGCACCTGAACACCCGCACAGGCAACCTGCCCTACGGCAACCGCCTGCACTTCACCACCAATGTGGCTTACAAAAAGCCTGCTCAGCAGGTGGCAGCATGATCCGCATTGCAATTCCTGATGAAGCAAAAGTACGCGAAGTCGCAGCCCTTTGGTCTTACTCCGCCTTGCTATTTAATTGCGCAGACCAATTCCGAGCCATGGCACGAAAGTGCACAAAGAACGAAGAGGATTTTTGGGCGGAAAGCTTTAACCGCACCTCAAATTTCTACCGGAACGAGGCCGATCTCGCCGTAAAAAAAGCAACCGCCATGCAGGGGGAAGCATAACATGGCCCTTGGTGTAGCGCCCCCACGCCCAAACCCGCCTGCAAAAAACGTAGCATTCTGCGCACGGGTCAAAAAATCCATACGTGAAGCAAAACTGCTCGCCATGTCCGACACCATGTTTGTGGAAGCAGAGCGGCTAGAGCAATTCGCTACCGGCTGCCGCCAAACAAACAACCCGGACGGCGCAGCCTGCTGGCAACGCATGGCTAACCACGCCCGCACGGAAGCTAAGAATTTTGCGCTGGATGCAAAAAAACTCACAGGCAAACGCTCATGAAAACTCTTAAACAAGCCGGATACCAGCACGAACCACTGGTCACAACCGCAGAAAAGCTTCTTGTTGGCGCGGCAAGTCTGGCAGGCAAAGCCGCAACCACTTACGCCGGAGTGTCCAACACGGCAGTTGGTGAAGTTGTCCGGGTAGCTTCCTTCATCGCCCTGGGATCAGTGCTGATGTGCCAGACCGATATCGGCTGGTGGCTGCTGGGCGTATGGTCAGACAAAATCACAAACCTTGTACTCTATATGCAGGGGGTTGCTTGATGATCGCCAGCACAAATGCCCCTGCCCCTCTTATTATCAACAGTGCTCTGCTGCGCATTGCGCCGCGCACTGCTGCAAACCCTGCGCCGCAATCCACAGTTGTTACGGATAGCCGCCAGATTGATCTTGAAGAAGCCACCGGCACATTCAGGCCCAACGGTGTAAATGAACTGCGGATAAACCAGCACATTGGCAAACGCCTTCGTATCTGTAGGCAGCAGCGCAAACTCTCCCTGCCCCAACTCGGCACTTTTGTGGCCCGTAGCGGTCAGCAAATACAAAAATATGAAACTGGGCATGACGCAATAAAAGCCACCACGCTTTTCCAGCTTGCTGATGCGCTGGGCGTGTCCTTGCTCTGGTTTTTTGAAGGGGTGGCGTGATGGCAACTGTATCAGTCGAGGTTGATGTCAGAATTTCTGAGCACTTAACTGAATGTAGCCCAGGTGAATTGGCAAAAGCTTTAGCCGACTATCCAAAGAGGCAGACTCAGGAGGCAATGCGTGCGGCAGGCCTTTACGACACTGAAATAGACAAATCAGAGCGTGCCAACATTGAAGAACTCATAACGGCATTTAACGAACAAGATAGCATCCTGTTTGAAATCGCCATGGCGCGTATCTACCCAGATAACTGGCACGCAGTCTCTTACAGACTAGCCCATGCCCCGAAAATGTACGCTCAAGCTGCATAAAGAGAGAAAAACAATGTACTTTCTCAAACTCACAGCACCCCAAACCGGTTCTGAACTTCATGTCGATGCAGATAAAATAAATGCAATGCATCGCAGCCAGAAACTGGATGCCACATTCCTGCACGGGATCAACCTGTTTGTGCGTGAAACCCCCGCAGAAATCACCCAAAAGCTATGGGGCGTGAGGCCTGTCATGCCACGGGTTGTAGCATGATGAGCCAAGAAGAATTCGACGGGCAGAACGACTTCAACCGTGATGATGCCACAGAAGCCGAAGTGGGCGGTATTGCGGGCGACAGGCTCCGCAGCATTATCGAGCGCGCAGAGCGTCTGGAAGAAGAACGGAAAGCACTGGCTGGGGATATTAAGGATATCTTCACGGAAGCAAAATCTGCTGGCTTTAACGTAAAGATCATCAAGCAGATCATCCGTGAGCGGAAACAAGACCCGGCTGACCGGGAAGAAGCAGAAACCCTGCTGTCAATCTATAAACACGCCATAGGCATGTAGCCATGAACGAAGACCAAAAAAATAAGGCTATGGAACGGCTGAAGAAGCTCTTGGCCCTGAGCCGCAGCTCAAACGAACATGAAGCCGCAGCGGCCCTCAGCAAAGCGCAAGAGCTGATGCGTGAGTTGTCGGTCAGTGAAGATGATCTGGAACTGACTGACTATGCTGCCATTGAGGTAGACAGCTTTCTAGTCCGCCCAGGCCACAGCATACCGGTCTATGTCAGTTTGCTGCGCCGCCTTGTGTCCAGAGCCTTCGGCTGTGACGCAATTTGGGATGAGCAGCCTGCAAAGTATAAACTGACATGGCTTGGCCAACGATCAAAAGCAGAAATATCTGCTTATAGCTGGACAGTTCTCGCGCGGCTTATCAAAGCAAAACGGGCGCATTACAAGTTTGCAGCTATGCTGGGCACGCACACACCCGGCAAGCGCGAGGCCTTGGCCGATATTTATTGCGAGGGCTGGGTATCAGGCGTCAGCCAGAACATTCTGCCCGCAGGCCTATCAGACAAAGAACAGCGCCTGCTCGACCTATTTGTAAAACAGAAATTCCCGCACACAACAGACGCAAAACGGCGCGGCGCGTCCCTGACGGGGCAAGACGTAAACGCCGCGTACAGCGCAGGCCAGAAAGACGGCCGCAAAACCCACCTGCACGCAGGCGTGCAAAGCACAAAACGCGGCCAAGTAGGCCAAACCCAATACCTGGGAGCACCAGCATGACCGATCAAATGCTAACTCGCAAAGAAGTAGAGTCATACTTCAAAATTACAAGGTCAACGCTCTACCGATGGATTAATGCCGGCGGTTTCCCTAAACCCACAAAGTTCAACTGCAGAAACGTCCGCTGGCGCCAGAGCGACATCATCGCATGGGAAAACACTCAGCAGGTGGCAGCATGACCCAGAAACCCACCGGCGTCTACGTGCGCCTGCCGCTGCCTGAATATCTGAGAGAGGCATTTGTAACAGCTATTGACTGCGGTGAAGAAGCTGAACAAGCCATTCTCGCTGCCGGAACGCCTGTTACGGTCACAGAATTGTACCCCATTGGCTACATAAATGAAGACGCCATTCGCGGCCTTGCAACTGGCGTCTACCAGTCCGCATCTCTCTTCCGAGATGAGGGCAAAGAACATTACGACACGGTCGCCCTCGTCCGACTATCCGATGCCCAAGCCCAACTCGCTGCCCGTGATGCTGAGATTGCGCGGTTGCTGGAAATCATAACTGCAGCACAGACGAGTATTTCTCGGGGTAGTCCCATGAAAGCTGCTTATGCGCTTGACGAAGCCCTGAAAGGCGGTGCGGCATGAGCGATGAACTGAAGGCCTGCCCGTTTTGTGGGGACGCACACAAGTTAGTTGCGACAGACACAGATGAAGTCAGCGCATTAGTGCTTAACAACTGGGTTTCTTGCGAAAATTGCTACGCGGAAGGGCCAGTTAGGGCAAAACGCTCCGAAGCAATAACAGCATGGAACACCCGAGCAGGAGAGAAGGCGTGAGACATAAATTGAAAATAAAACCATCATACTTCGCGGCACTCAAGCGCGGTGAAAAAACATGTGAAATTCGGCTGAATGATCGTGATTACAGAGTGGGTGATGTTCTGGATTTCGCCCCAATACGTGACGACGGAACTTATACTGGAGAAGTCGCCACATATGGTGTTTCACACGTTCTGAAAGATTTTGAGGGGCTAGCGGAAGGCTATGTCGCACTTAGCCTACGATGACAAACCCCGGCAACTGGCCCGACCCTGAGCTTGTAAAGTGGGAAGGGCAGGCAAAAGATGCCCTGCAAAAAATGGAAACAGGCGACGGCTATTTTTCATATGGCTCGGTAGTTTGGGACGCTTTACCTGACGCTCATAGAGAAGTTCTTAAGCAGCTCCTTTATCAAGGCCCTGTTGCTGATGGCAACATAATAAGTAAAGCAGCCAGAAACGATTTGTTTGAACTAGGGCTTGCTGTGCGGTGCTGCTTTCTGGGCGAGTGCGGTTACTCGGCGGCGACTTATGCTGCTTATGCTGTAGCTAAGCAAGGGAAAGCAGATCCCTTCCCTGTTCGCAATGGGTCACCGGCATGAATAAGAATAACTGGCCCGACCCTGAGCGCATCGGATTTCCGTTGTTTCCCGAGAGAGACGGCATTCATCTGATAAACATGGGCGCTATGATCGGCATGTTCTGGTCTTCCACACGCCAGCATTATTCACGAGTGAAAGACTGGAAGCGCGGGATGAGCCCAGCAGGCATGTCTGACTTTGAGTATTGCGGCCCCTGCTTCACACCCGCACAGATCAGCGAGATGCTGGCAGCGGAGCGGGAGCGGTGCGTAGAGGCTCTGCAAGGAGTTTCAGAAGAATACCGTAAGAACGCACAAGAAATCGGAACCGTAACGGCAACAAACAGCGCCGAAGAAAAGATCGAAGCTGTAGATGATTGCTGGGTAAAAATCCGCAACATGGGAGCCGCGCTATGAGGACGAGAGAGCAGCAGATAGCGTCTCTTGCCGCTGCTATTTATACCGGCGCTGCAAAGATGCCCCACGCGCTGAAAGAAGCAGAAACATACATTCTAGAAGCCGAGCGCCGCGCAGAACAGCGCGTGCGGGCGGAGACTGCCAATCAAGAAGAGTATCGACTTTCCAAGCATGGGAACGCTTACGCCAATGCATATATGGGGAACGACAATGACTGACCCGAGGATTGAGGCGGCGGCAAAAGCGATCTGCGCGGAGTTCATGAAAGACAGCAAGGCCGTGGGTGCGGCAAGACTATGGACGCAGGATGCTTTTCTTGATCTGGCACGGGCATCCTTGTCTGCAGCAGACGCGGCGGCTTGGAGGCCGATTGAGACGGCACCACGCGACGGAGCCCATATTGATCTATGGGTGATCAACTCGGATGGCGAAGGGCATAGGCTTACTGACGCTTATTTCGGCGAAATCCCACACACATGTGGCGAGTACGGAAAGTATTGCGACAGTTGCCCGCCAGAAGGGAATTTCTGGATTGATGGGATATTTGGCCAACAAATTTTTGGCAGGATAATTGGCTGGCAGCCCCTGCCCGCCCCGCCAAAAGATGAGGTGCTGGGATGAGTGAGACCAAACACAAGTTTTTCTGCTCCTTCTGCGGCAAATCACAGCATGAAGTGCGAAGAATGATCGCTGGTGTGTCCGTGTACATCTGCAACGAATGCGTAACTTTGAGCGCCGACATTTGTGACGACATGCGTGCAGAGGAAATAGCAAAGAGGCTAATTGCTAGGGCGTTGAAATTCGCCCGCTCCCTCAGAAGGGTGCAGCAGGCTAAGTTTTGGGGAGGTGGGAATGGGCGAGGCATTGGCCCCTGTTGACCACAACTAGCTTTAGCCAGCCCTAATACTCATAAAGCGGGTCTGCGTTTACCCGATACCAATACACCGATACTGACTTGACCCTCTAAAATAATATCGGCCCAGGTCTGGGCAATTAATCTTCTTTTTTCCAAATGCAGCGCTCTATTATAAGCTGACGCTACCTTATCTTTGGGAGAATGAGCTAACATTAATTCAATAAAATTATGATCCTGCGGGTATCTCTCATTCATAATACTTGAGAAGGTTGACCTGAAGCCATGCGGAACATGTCTTCCGTGATATCCTGCACGGTTGATGAGATAGCCGATAGCGTTCTCACTCATCGGCACCTTAGGCCGCCTCGCATTAGGAAACAGATGCGACCAACGCTCTGAAAATGGCTTGAGTGCATGGATGACGGCAACTGCGGCCGGCACTAATGGGACGATATGCTCTTTTTTCATTTTCATGCGCTCTGGTGGTATTATCCAGACCGGCTCCTCAGTATCTAAACCATGGAACTCTTCCCAAAGCGCCCCGCGGACTTCTCCTGGCCTCACTGCTGTTAAATAGAGCAAGCGGAATGCCAGCAACGTAACAGGATGGGCAACATCCGCCTCAACCTTCGTTATCATTTCACGTACAGCATCAAGCTCAGTAATTGCTGGCTGCCTACCGCGCTTCACTGGCCGCAATGCCGCTCGCACGGTCTGGGCCGGGTCTGTATCGCACCGGTCCGTTGCAATAGCGTGAATGAAAATTTCACTCATACGCTGCCGTATCCGGTGCGCAGTCTCTACTGCTCCCCGCTCCTCGATCTGTTTTAGTACGTGGAGCGTCAGTCGGGCCGTTATTTTTGAAGGCGGCAGCTTTCCGACCAACGGAAAAACATCGCGCTCCAAACTGTTCATGACGTCATGAGCATGCCTGGGCCGCCAGAGGTCTTTTCTCAGCTCGAACCACTCCCGCGCTACAACCTCAAACGTATCTGCATCTCGGGCATCAGATTGAACCGCGAGAAGCTTCTCATGTTGCGCAGGGTTTACGCCCTTTTTTATCAACTCTTTAGCGCTGTCTCGCATGTAACGAGCCTCTTTTAACCCCAAGCTAGGGTACGCGCCCAGAGTTAATGTCTGCTCTTTCCCTTCTGCCCGATATCGCACCCGCCAGTAGCGCTTGCCGGTTGTCATGACATGCAGAAACAACCCCTCACTGTCAGCCAGCCGATATGCTTTATCGGCTGCTTTGGCCGCTTTGATCTTTGTATCAGTCAGCAT